AAAGGCAAACAGATTTCCATTGTTTTTTGTGATGAAATAATACTGGTTATTTATGAATGCAACCTGCGCTGCAATAAAATAATTGAGATCCTGGTCAATTGCCTGATAAATCTTCTGTGTATTGAAATCATAATAAAATGACAGGTTGTCAGTATAAAAATTTATATGATAAAAAAGATGGCCATCCTGTCTGTACAAAAATCCCTGTGCATCTTCCGGTTTCTGCAACTGGCTGAAAAGATAATCTATGCCATCCGTCGTGATCTTTTCAGGCATTCCACCCGTTGAATACATGATAATCGGCCCTGACTTTTCATTTGCTGCAAGCCAGACTACAATTTCATCCATGTAGGCAACAGTTGCGGGATTGAGACATCCATAATCAATGTTATACTGGTTCTGTCTCTGGTATGGAAATAATTGTGCGCCTGTATCAAACCATGATTCTGTTACAGTTTCACCCATCACAAATATCATGTTGCCGCGCGATGGGAATCTTACAACCGCCTGAATATTATCTGGTTTTGTCTGCAAGGTGCCAACATTCTGGGAAGCATTTGGCCACACTGAGCCATCATTCTGTGCAGATAATCTCCATGTATTTGTATTGCCTGCACTATCAAACTTTGCAGCAGCAATAAAATAGGTATCATGAAAAGTAATATATCCAGGAACAAAATCAATTGTAACAACACGAAATGTTGGGGAAAATGTAGGATCATAAAGATATAGTGAAGCTCCATCAGAAATAAGTATTTGCGGCTTGTTGTTTTCAGATATGTAGACAACGCCAACACTGGTCTGCAATTGTCCTATAAAAAAAACACTATAGACAAACTGCTGCATTGGTGGCTGGTTATATGTTATATCAACAAGATAAACATTATTGTCTATTACAACAACAAGCTTGTTCAGCTTTGTGCTTGTAAAAACACCGCGTCCAACCTTGTTGCCAAGTATTGATTGTGGAATGAATGATGCTGATGGAACAGCAATTGCATAACCTGCATAGGGAACAAGAAAATTGTCTGATATAAACATGTTGAAAGTGTGTTCAGAATCAATTTTTGGGTAGCGGCCAAAAATCGAACTGCCCACCAAGTTCAAGGGAAATGATTGAAAATTTTTATCCCTTGTTATCATCGGAAAATTCCTTTTTCCATTTTGTAATATAATTTGAAGCTTTTATTAATTTTTCTTCATCATCATCGAATAATCCCAATCCTCTATTGCATTTATTGCATAAAAGATCACGAATTTTACCAGTTCTATGACAATGATCTATAGATAATGGACTAATTGATTGATCTTTTCGAGTTATCCTTGTTTCTGGCTGTCCGCAAATCCCACATAATCCATTAGATTTTTCCAACAATTCTTTATAATGAGAAACGCTTATTTTTTTCTGTCTTGCAATTGATTCTTCTGCATATCTACTGCAATTTCTTAAATAATTATTTCTCTTAATTTTTTTTACTTTATCAGGATTTCTTTTTTCCCATGATCTATTTCTTTCATATGCACATAATCTGCATCTGATATAATCATTTTCTCTGACTATCAATTGATGTCCTTCAACTAATCCATGCTTTTTACAATCAATAGATGTTCTACCTGGAATGTATCTATTATTTTTTCTTGATGGTTTATATTCATATCCATGAGATTTATATTCCTTCACTAATGTCTTATACTTTTCATTTGCATTTTTTATTTTTTCTGGATATTTTTTTCTGTAATCTCTCGCATATTCTCTTGCACATTCCAAACATCTATCATTCGTTGTTACATCATTTTTCGTTAATTCACCATGCTTACTACATATCTTTACAATATCGCTCATAAACACCTCAGCTTGTGTTTGCAGCACAAAATCATTCAAAACCAGGCGGGTGCTGATTCCGCTTTTCGGTAGCGAACCTAGGTTTTGAATTTGCATTCTATTACATCCTTTATTTTAGATCAATTATAACTAAGTATATGATTAATATACTATTCTGGCCTCCAGCCCATTCCTATATTCACATCACCCCAATTAATTCCTGTGACATCTGAAAGAATGCTCGTTCCTGTCCTGTGCAAATCCGGCGGACTGACATACATCAGGGTTCGTTCAAGTGAACGCAGTATTTTTTCTGATTGTGGATTGAACATGATTCCATATTCGCTGCACATGTATTTTGCAAGATAATATCTCAGGTATTCTATATATGATGTATCATAGCCTGCATTGTTGCTTTGCAAAAAATTGAAACTTGATGTACTTGCCTGTGCAATTGCTCCTGTTCCGCCACCTCCTGTAATTACAACAGATGGAGTTGTATTGTAATTTACTCCAGGATTTACCAGATTTATTGAGGTCACAGAGCCATTCAAAACATTTGCAAATGCAGTTGCACCTGTTCCTGTTCCTGTAATTGTAACTGTTGGCTGTGAGGTAAATCCTGATCCACCATCAATTACAGTAATATTTGACACAAATCCTGAAGACAGTGCAGAACCAAAATTAGTCATGTCTGTCTGCAATGCCACTTCATTCAAAAAAAGCTTGACCATCATTTTTAATGGATAATTGTCCTGCGGCAGAAAATAAAGCGAAAGTGTTCCGCCGTTTTCCCCGCGGTTGTAGTTCCAGTTGAAAGGAAGTGTTGTAATGTTGTCAACGCGTGAGGTGCCGAAATAGGTTCGCCGATTTGTATCCTGCATGGGATACCTGACTACACCTATATTGAATGTTGCTGATTCAACGGCGGCGACATTTGGAAGAAAATAATATTCCTGTCCGCCTACGAGCGGCATTTCTATATACGTCCAGTAGGGGATCAGGTCTGTTTCTATCTGCTTGAAATCGAGCATTGCATTCAGCAGAAACAGACCGTCCGTTATCTGGTCGCCTGTTGGTACCTGTAGGTTTCTTGCCACAATTCCCGACAGGTACCACGCCCGCGTAATAAGCGTCTGTGCAGTGTAGGCCATAAAATGACCTCCCCATCCTTAGGGCACGTAGCTGGCTGGCACGTAACAGTATCCTGATACAGAAATGCTTACCGAATCGCCAGATACTGATACCTTGTAATCAATCTCCGGCTTGCTGCTGTTAACCCCTGCAACGACCTGTATGCATTGCGTCTGGGCTACACCTGCTGCAATACCCGTGATTGTTGGCAATCCTGCTGTCTGTGGCGTTCCTTCTGCTGTCGGCCTGAATTGCACGGTATCGCCAACTGCAAGAGGTATGAATGTCACCATCATGTCAACAATTACGTCCCTTGCCGTGGTTGTCGGGATTGGAGTTGACAGGTCAATTAGCGTAAATGAGGTGGCATTTCCGCCAGACAATACTGAAACGGCAGGAGAAAGGTAGTAGCACAGCAAATTGCGTGCATTGAGCGGATTGGTGGAAGATGCAACAAAATGTGCCGAACCATCCGTCTGGATAAACCCAATCAGCCGCCATGAATCATAACCCCGTGGCAATAACGGATAGGCATTGCTGGTAAGACTCAGCAATCCGGCAACCGGATTATATCCGCGTGAATCTGCAATTAAATATACGGCATAATCCATTGTTGCAATCAGAACCCCTGAATCAACACCATTTGCCCCGACAACAGCAGAATTTATAAACAGAGGCTGCCTGCAATTCTGAAACACAATGGGAGGATAAATTCCCTGTTGTGATACAAGCGGGGAACCAAAGGGATCACCCTGCAATCCAGGAAAACTGACCGGCATGTCAATATTGTCATTGGCATCCCGGGCCTGTCCTGGTGCAATAGCGAGAACCGTAGTTGATGCAACAGAGATATTCAGGCCGGAAATATAAAGATGCGGCAGTGAATAAACCGGATCATTTTGAATCTGTGGTGAAAATGTTGAAGATGACATGTTCGCTCTCCTTAGCCCTGGCTCAGTGGGATCAAATAGCGCATGGAATATTCGGGTACGATTACAGATCCGTGTACCTCGTCATAAATCATGCCTGTCTGGTTTTGCCCGAACAGCGAGCCGTAAGTCAGTCTCAGACTTGCATGGGTATCGGGGTCATATTCATTTGCCGTGTCAAACGGGCTTTGTTCCGGCAATTGCGGCATTGCAATATAGAACGCATCATCGCCAAGAATCCCCCCACAACGGTGTGACGGGAAGGTCAGCAACTGCATTCCTGCTGCAATCGGATTATTGAGGTTCTGGTTTGCACCACCTGCCCAGTTGAGTGCTGGTGTAATGCTGATCGTTACAAGGCCACCTGCATTTGCACCGGCATTTGCGGTTGCCCTGAACTGAACCGGATTTGCAGAGACTGCATGGCCAATAAATGTCAGATAACGCATATTGGGCTGAAGTGTGACGCCATCCTTGAACTGGAACATGTCTCCTGCAAACACTGCACTGGCATCAGATGCTGTTGCACCTGATACAGTAATCTGGGTGACATTCTGTCCTGTCGGATCGTTCGTGCTTACAACTGTAAGAGTCTGTCCATTCACGCCCGTATTTCCGCTGACATGAATAGGCATAAGGTTGGACTGGTAGTACATGACACGCGGCGTACCGAAGTCCCCCACTTCCCATGACATTGCAATTTCATCGTTTCGGTTTGGAACAAACTGGTTAAGGCCATTTCCAACGATTGCAGGAATGATGGTATCTGGCAGGTAGATTTTCATGCCTTCAGCCACTGCGCCAAAGTTCTTGAAAAACATGACGCTTTGTGCAAGTTGCTGATATGAAGCAATTGCGGTACTGCCATCCCCGAAGAACCGGAATGGCCCAGAGAATGTATTGGTTGATCCATCAAGCTGGGATACAACTGCTGATGCCCAGTTTAATGCGAGATTGATTTCAACAAGGTTTGCAAGTTCGGCGATTGCTGATTTGCCGAATACACGCATGTAATCCTCTTCACCTTTTTCAAGATTGAAGATTCTTTGCTGCGCGGTAACTGCAAAGCTGGTGTTGTTTGCCTGATCTGCGACAAGCTGCAATACACGCTGGACGGCTGGTTCAAATGATGCAACCAGACCAGCAGCGGTAGTAAATCTTGGTGGCAGGTCAAAGGTGACCGTTGAACCAAGGTTTGCCTGAATCTTGTCAAAGTCCTTGAATTTGGTGTTTGCTGTGCTGATATGACAGCAAAGGTTAAGCAACAGTGCAAGTGATGAGCGCTGATAGGTTTGCACCTGTTGCAGGATATTATTCGGGAATACTGCCATCGTTATAGCCTCCAACCCTTGTTAACCGGCTGGATGTTGCGATGTCAGACCATGTACTTTTTCCTGTAGTCCTTCACCGACAGAACACCCAGGTCATTACCGCTGGATGAGGGTCGGAGTTGTGAAAGTGGCTCATTTGGCATTCTTACCTTACCGGCTGCATCATTATCCTTTATTGACTGGGACAACCGTTGCGCCTGCCTGATTGCAATGTCGGGGTAATCGCGTGCCATCCTTTCAAGATCGACGAGTTTCGCCGGATCCTTTGCCAGTGCGTACAGGACATCATGCGAATTGTCCATGTATTCGCCAAGAAGTTGCACGACCAGCGGGAACCTTCCATAGTTCTGCGGATCACCCACCACTGAATCAAAGTCAGAATACTTTTCACGTCCTGGTGATATTTTCTGGAGAAAGCCCTGAACAATCCTTTGTGCGTTCTCATTTTCGATGCGGGACTGTTCGTCCTTTATCCACTGATCACGCAATCTCTGTGCTTCCTCGCCAGCCATCCGCCTGATGTCGTCTTCCTGCAAGGATGCCTGGGAAACTTCTCCCCCATGCTTATGGCTTGCATACGCAGGCTGCTCAGACTGCAATCGCTTGTAGTCCTCGACAGCGCCATACTTTGCACGCTTGACGATATCGTTAACTTCTGACTGCCTGAAAATCCTTTCCTCTGGCTTTGCAGCAGGCGCTTCTTGCGCCGGTTGCGATACCGGAGTCAATGCAGGTGCTTCCTGCACCTGTCCCATTCCGCTTGAGTCTTCCATCTTCCTTCCCTGGCTATTGACGCCGCCACGCTGTCACCCTGCTATCAGTCACAGGTCTACTGGCTATTACGCCGCCACGCTGATGCCTCGGCTATCGTGCGAGTCCCGATGGATTTCTCCATATGCAGATTGTGATCCCCGCTATTTGATGATGCAAAAATAATGCTGGTGTTTTATCTGTTTTTATGCTCAAGTAATAAAATTGATACGTTATAAAAGGATTTGTAACGATGATCACTATACTTGGAAAGGTCTACATGACCGACAAGGAAGCATCGCAGCGTTACGGTTATTCAAAAAGCTGGTTTCAGCGCCAGAGACATGACAGGAAGGAACCGCATTACGCGAAAATGAATGGAAAGATATTATATGAGCTGGAATCAACTGACAGGTATTTTGAGAATTTGTTACAGGTTATTTACTGATTATTGTCATGTCAGGCTGGGTGTTCTGAAGAGACGCAAGGTTTTGCAATGCAAGGATAATAAATACCGTAATGTCCCGTATTGTGCAGTCTGGTCGTGTTTGGCAAGGAAAGGAAAAGTAAGGCAAGGAATTTTTGTGTTGGGACGCGATGTTTTGTCATGTGATGAGTTGCCGGGCAAGGAATTTTTACGCTGTGTAGCTGAGCTATGATATGTAGCGAATTGTGATGCAAGGTTCTCTGAAGCAAGGATTATTTAATTCTGTAGTGTCGGGTAATGAGCAGTGTTGTAATGTTTTGTTTTGTGATCCAACCCAAGGCAAGGATTTTTATTATAGTTCTTTCGGGTATTGCAGCGTTCTGTGTTGCAAGTTTCTGTGAAGTTTTGTGAGGATTTTTTATATCGGTCAATGTGAAGTTATGTTTAGTATTGCCCTGTATCGCATACTATTGAAAACCAAGGTAAGGATAGCCAATGAAACTTGAAATCGAAATTACAGGAGTTACCCCTTTATTAATGAATCGTTTTAACATAGATGAGCATCAAAGCAAGATAAAGGAAAAGAATCTGACACCCCGTGAAACGGCGCAACGTGTTTGTTATGAGGATGAAAAGGGAAAGTTATATTATCCAACAATGAATATTTTTGCTTGTATCATCGAAGGTGGAAAATTCCACAAGGACGGAAAATCAAAAATCACGACCGCACGAAGCTCTCTTATTCCCGCAGGATTAATGATTGAGGATCAGCAGGTTTATTTTGATGAACCTTGTTCATGGGAGGTTGATTCACGGGCTGTAGTTGTTCCTTCTACTGGTGGGAGAATTATTTGTCATCGACCACGCCTCGATAACTGGAAACTTAGATTTACACTGATACTTGATACAAAAATGTTTTCACCAAAATTAGTGAGAACCATTGTTGATGATGCTGGGAGCAAGGTTGGACTTGGAGATTTCAGGCCATCACGAAAAGGGATATTTGGACGGTTCGTTGTGACGAACTGGAAAGAGATTTGATGCTGTAACGTGATGTATAGATATGTGATGCGATGTTATGTCCTCCAAGGCAAGGATGATTAAAGAATTATGTCTTGTAATGTGAAGTACAGTGAAGCGCAGTTCTGTTATCCAAGGCAAGGATGATGATTATTTCAGGTGGAGTGTCGTTAGGTTATGCGTTGATATGTTATGTATTCCATGGACTTTATAATTTTTTTACAAAGCTATGCATTGAATTGTTACGCGTCGAAATGTTTGCCACTGCAAGGATTATTTATGAATGTATTTGTTGTTATGTTTTGAGATGTGGCGTCTGGTTTGGCAACGCAAGGATTACATAAGGATATTGTTATAAATGTATAGGGATCATTTGACCCCTATACATATTTTAATTATAAGACTGCATATGAAATTAAAACTGTGCCATTAAGCGCTGTTGCAGCTGTATCATTGTAAATTGTCAATGTTGCTGTACCTGCTCCTGGTATTACCTCAAGTGTAATATCTTTAGTCGTATTTGTTCCGCCAGCCAGTGTCAGTAAAACTGAGGATGTGGCTGTCATTACTGTATTGGTCCAGGTAATTGCATATGCTGCTCCACCCGCGGTAGTTAGCGCAGATGTAGTAATTAACCCGGCCACACCGCTTGCAGTAACAGCATTCGCCGCCTCCGTCCCGTTTACTTTTGGAAGAATGATACTTCCCACACCTGTAAGTGTATTTGCAGCAATTTTTGATACAATATTTGTACCGACAATCCCGCTATCCTGTATGGTTCCTGCTGCATCTGCTGCTGTCACAACATGACCCGCCGTAAAACCTGACCCGGCTGTAGATGCAACGGTTGACAGTGCATTATCAGATGCTGCCTTTGCAGCTGCTGTACCAAGAACACCACCATCACCAATAGTGCCATTTGCACTTGTAAATTTTGCAACATGATTTATTGTAGGTGCAGCATCAAGCATCACAACCTTTGTCTTTGCTGCATTGGTTGGTGAAAATCCTGAGTCCTTGATCTGTCCGGTTGTGCCATTGAAATTTGCAAAATCACCGCTTACCACGGGCAATAACACATCGCCTGAACTGACAAGCTGGGTCAGGGTTATAATCCCGTTGGTAATTGACACTGTAAAAAATCCGAATGTCCCGCTACTGGTCTGCAAATTATATAAATAGGTAACTCCAAGAATATCTGAAGCTGCAAGGGGATATACTGCAAGATCAATATTGTTCATATAACCGGCAGCGGATACTGTGGCAAGATTATCCGTTGTCACCATGTACTTGATTGCACCAAGTACGCCTACCTGTCCAGGCAATACTGCTGGAGCCTGCAAAATTCCCATGGTTACGCCCTCCTTGGTGTTATTGCATTATCGGGACGTCTCCAGGCTTCCTTTCCATCCTTTCCATTGTGCATGCGACCGCCCTGACCTTCCTTGAGGTCGCCTTTTCTCATTTTTACGCGGCCTATTCCTTCCTGATGGTTATCCTTGACCTTCCTGTTGTCTATCATTGTCCCTCTCCTTGGGTATTCGTCCTAGTGTTGCGTTCCATTGTGCCCGAATCTCGGGATTTTTAAAAGTCCAGCACTCACCTGTATCATCCATAAAAACGACCCATTGAAGATGCATTTCGCATGAATAATCAACTACAAAATGCGCAATTCCAGTACCGTTTTTCGTCCAGACTGGAATCGGTGGATCAAGCTGTAACATTGTCATTTATGATCCCAGTACAGTAACAAGCCATGCCTGTAATCTTGCTGCATCCTGTCTTGACATGAATCCGCCTGGACTTGGCTGTACTTCAAGCTTGCCATCCAGAACCGCCACAAAAGTTGATCCATCAAATGAAGTTAAATTCAAATTCATTTTGTCAGGCGACTGGTTTCCCTGCATGGCAATCGAAAATGCCGCATTACTGAAATCAGGCGTTGTCATTTGATATTCTTCGGCTCGTTCGTAGCCTTCCTTTTGAATGATTTTGGCTGAATCTTGTTTGCCAGGGGGCGCAATGTCTGCTTTCTTCGTGTCCGGTTTGTATCCTTTGCAACAGGGGTAACTGATTTGCCAACACTTTTAAATGCCTTTTCACGTCCCTGTATATACTGGCGTTTTAACGGGTCTTTTACTTTTTCCATTAAATGATGCTCCATTATTTATGATGCATTTTCCTTAATGTCCGGGCCAGCCTTGCACGACGTCCCAGTTTTCCTCCAGCTTTCGCTGCCTTTGCAAGCCTTTTTGCAGGAATTTTCTTGCCCTGTTTTATTCCAAGTTCCTTGTGCAATGCACCTGGATGTTTTATGGCACCCTTGATCCATTGGTTCGCCATTATTTATCTCTCCTGAATGGAAATTGTGCGTCAGCCTGAAACCAGTATTCCACTGTTTTGCACCACCATCGCTTGTATGAATACCATGATATGTGATGACGCTTGCACTTTGGTTTGTCAATAAATCTCATTTCATGTTCCTTTTGAATTTTTTGTTTTCCCGTTCAAGTTTCCTGTAGATGGTATCTTCCTTTTTTTCATGGCGCTTAACTTTTTCCTTTAGTCTTTTTGTATCGCACTTTTTCATTTTCGTTTCCTCTTCTTGCCACCTCTCGCCTGTGAATATGCAATCGCTACCGCCTGCCTTTGAGGTTTTCCTGCATGAATTTCCCGTCTTATATTCTCCGAGAAACCTTTTCTGGTTTTTGCCTTTTTACCTTTGACAAGCGGCATGATTGAATCTCCAGTTAATCAGCCTTCAGCAAGATAATTTTTACATATGCACTGTTTGTCTGTGCATTTGTTCCTGTTGTAGGCGCAGTAAGGTTGATCAGTGCATTTGAAGTATTTGCAAGTTCAAGCACATCACCTACCTTGCAATGTACAAACACATCGGCAACCACTTCATTTGACTTCTGTTCAGGAGAAAGTGTCATGTTTGCAAACGTGGAACCCGGAACAATTACGCCGTTCAGAAACAGGCTTAATGTCCATACTGGCAATGGAGATGCAATGGGATTCAATGCACCGCACATGCCGGTGTAAACGTCATACCAGCCAGCCTTGTTGATGACAATCTTTCCGTTAACCGCTGCACTGCTTACATCAATATTGGGTGTTGCAAAAATGGTATGTTCAAGCTTGACAATGCCACCAGCAAGATTTGGCCCGGGGGACAATACAAGATCCTGCGCCAGTGTTGAGAATACTTCGGCAAACTCCGGCTCCCCACAACTGCAAGGACATGCCACACAGTCGCCTTTTGCGCCCTGGTCGCCTTTCAGTCCCTGCGGCCCCATCGGCCCCATCGGCCCTTCAGCGCCATCAAGACCATTCTTTCCATCGATGCCCTGTATTCCCTGTATTCCTGCATCGCCCTTGTCACCCTTGTCGCCCTTGTCACCTTTTGGGCCAGCAACACCCGGTACACCCTGGGATCCTGGGGTGCCTGGATCGCCCTTGATGCCGGGATCACCCTTGTCGCCTTTCAATCCCTGCAATCCCTGTTTTCCGGCAGGGCCATCATTGCCCATCGGCCCTCTCGGGCCCTGGCTGCCTTGCGGGCCTTGCACGCCTGGAATTCCCTGCGGGCCTTGCGGGCCTGCACAGCATACACATTCATTGTTTTGATCAGTTGCCATGTCATCTCTCCTTGATTTAAATATCCGTTTAATTTTTTCCGTTATTTCATGCATTAGCTGACTTGTCCTGTCATGCCATTGCTTCATGCATCCTGCCGGTTTCGACGATAAAATTTATCGTAATAACCACGCATTTCGTGCTGACCTGCACCATACATGATATCGCGATGGGCATTTTCAAGCCCCCGCTGATCGAGTTTGTAGGTTTTCATTATTTCAGAAGGTTTTGCATCCCTGAAATCATTATAGGTCGGTTTCCCTGTTCCATTTCTCATACAGTTCCTTCCATGGTTTTGCCGGTAACAGTGTCCATGCAATCACATTTAATCCGTGAGCCTCATCCAGTGGCTCGCAATTCCATGCACCCAGATATTTTCGTCCATTGTAACTGCCGATAACAAGAAATTCATCATTAATGATATTTTTCTCATCAATTCTTGCAACATAAAGAAGAACATCAAGATAAACAGGTGGTCTTGTTTCAGTACACAAAATCCATTCTGTCATGGACGTGATTCCTTGTGTTTTCCAAGTGCCTTCGTCATGTCGTGTCTCAGCCTTGCATGATCATGTGAATGCTGGTGATGCATGTCATGTTTTTTAAGTGCAAGGTCAACACTCTTTGCAAACCGTTCAGTCTGGGCCTTCACCAGCTGGACAGCATTCTGGTCATGAGATATCTGCACATCTGCCAGTACCTTTCGTTCATCGGCTGCAAGTTTTGCCATGTCGATCTGGAACTGTGCCTGATCCTTTTGAGCCTGATGCTGTATCTTCTGCATTTCAATCTGGTTTTTCATGACAGCAGGATTGTTCTGCATTTCCTGTTGCTGCGCCTGCATTGCCATCTGTTTCTGCTGCTGCATTTCCTTCAGCCATCCATCAACCATTGTCTTTAGCTGCTCGACGCCCTTTCCTTCCATGTTGTCAAGCACAAAGTCCAGTCCCTTTTCTGCAATGAATTGTGCGAACAGTGGCGACATGCCCATCATTTCTTTTACCATCAGTATTGTTCGTGACTTCTGTACCTGGAAGCTTGCACCAGCACGTACAATCACATTGAGCGCATTGGTATCAAAGTCCATGTCCATGCCCTGCTGCTGGTTGATCATGACATAACCCTTTCGTCCCCGTTCATCTACAATTGGAAGGGTTCTGGGAGTGGTAAAATATTTCGGCAGCAGATCAACATAAATCTGGGCGGCACGCTGATAGCCTTGCAGGTAACCTACTATGTATGGCATTGCAGCTGCGTTGCTTTGCGTTGCCGCCTCAACCAGTGCAACACCGGATAACTGATTGTTATTAATACCAAGGCTTGCATCATATGAGCCAAGGATATTTTGAATAAGAGAATCTGATCCGGTAAACGCCTGCAATGTTTCAGGTGGTGCAGGTATTTTCATTATCTCGCGGATGGGTTCAGGTATGGGCTTGTCTGGATCCATCTCGTAGAATGCATTGACAATGACGTTGTTGGGCTTTTGTATGTCCTTCAGTGCCTGCAATAATTCTTCTTCCTTGGGCAATGCTTCCTTCTTGATAATAAACTTGTGCTGAACAATGTTTTCAATCTCATTGGCAAGCGCAATGCCCGCATAATTTTTTAATCTCTGTGCACCCTTGGCGTGATAGACATACGGTCGCGTAAACTGTCTTATATTTCCGTTCTTCGGCGTCTTGATCATCACACTGTTGCCATCAACAAATATCAGTGGCAAGTGGGTAAAGTCTGTGACTTCATGTTCAAGCATCTGGTTTTCTATGCAGCGATATCTTTCTATTTTTTCAATGATCGTTGTCCTTGGTTTCCCGACAATTGCCGGAGGCGGTTCAAAGCCGTCCCAGTTCTCAAGCATTTTATTGTACTGATCCATCGTCATGACACGCTTGTCGCGCAGCATGACAATCCTTGTTTCCTTTTTCTTTTTCTCGTAATAATCAGCAACAATCAGGAATTTTGAATTGTCATTGAGATAAGACCAGTTAAAACCTGCAAAGTCACGACGGAAACTGAGATTTGACAGTGACACCTCTGGATATTCGGTTTTAAACTCATCCTCTGATTTCGGAAACAGTTCAAAGCAGAATGCGCCATCTCCCTTGTGTGAATATTTTGCAAGCTGGTCGAACCCGCACAGGGTAGGCTCAGCACGTTCAATATTGATGACCTGGTGAAATGACATGGGATTCGCGTAATCCGTGGTTACTTTTAGAGTACTAAATCCGCCTGACAGCAGATCCTTGTAGACCTCATATTTTGTATGATGATTTTTTGCATCAGTCAGCACATGGCGCAGGTGCTGTTCAACCATTTTTATGACCATTGGATCAATATTGTTCTGGTCATCTGCGCTCACCTCAATATCCGGTTCCTGCTTGCTGAATTCCCCAAGCAGGCGGGATATGTATGCTTCCAGCACATTAAATTCGAGCTGCGGCTTTGATATGGTTGTAAGCAGTGTAAGTTCTTCAGCCTTTAGCGACGACTCAAACACAAACCGCCTGAACTCAGTATAACGGTCATAGTTTGGCTTGAAGTAATCATGGGATTTCTTTATTGCTGTTTTTATGCGATCTAGCTGATCGACATGTCTTTTTGCCACATCCATGTGACTATCCTTGTCAACGATGAATCAGACTACATTATATCATTTTGGCAATTGGCCGGAATTGCACCGGCTGCTATTCTGGTGCTCAATTCTTGATAAGTGACATTCCTATCAATAGACGCCATAAATGTCAATTTGGCGAAATGCTGTCTACAGAAATACCCCCTTGCATATTAGAGCGGATGTCGCTGTCCATCCCGCAATTGCCATTAATTCCCATATGCTGATCTTCTTAACCTGTCAATCCTTGTATTGTGTCCTGCCAGACTCTTTACAATTGAATCATAATCCTTTGATGGTACTTCCGCATTAATCAGTATCTTGTCAATGAGCGCCATCTTGATCGCATCGTATAAAGTATCGGCAATATCATCAAACCTGTGTACATTATTGGCAGTAATCTTCCCCATGTGTTTGATGCACATTGCTGTATGTTTTCCATTCTCCGGCAGTGATATCTGGCCCTGCGCCACATACTGCTGCATCTCAATAAAACGGTTTGTCTTGCTGTTGATTGTGCCTGATCGTTCAATGTCAATCACGCGCAATCCCTGAAACTTTTTAAGCACTGATATCAGCGTGACACCAGTTGACTTTTTTTCTATGGCAGCAAATTTAGGTTTAATATGATACCGCATACAACCAGCCCAAAAATCACGGAAAGCATCCTCGAGATCCTTTGGTTCGATTCGAAGCTCGGCACAGTCGATCCAATGTAGACCGTACAAACCATCAATAGGATCACTTCCAAAACTGATATTATATAAACCCCAAAAGCTAAAGACTGTTGCGTCATTATATTCCTTCTCCGTTTCTGCTGTATCACACGTGACAAATGTGGATATTATCTTTGGCGCATGATCCAGTATTTTAAACCAGTCTTCCTTGAATAATCCTCCCCCTGCTGGCATGGGATCTTGTTGATACTGTGATGCATAGACATAAGGCTGTTTTTCCTTCATCAGCAATAGCTGTGACTTTGGGTTTACCTCGGGATATCTTGCATTTCCTGCGTCATCTATTGCCTTGATAATCGCTGTATTCCATACCTGGCCATCTGCGCCACCAAGGATATATGCTGGCAGGTCGTCTTCATGTAAACGTTGCCCAACCATTATAACCGGAACATTGGGCGCACGAAGGCGTCTTTCAATCGTTTCAAAATAATTTCGCTTAACACGATCACGGATAGTGTCAGAGTGAATGTCTTCTGGCTTGTGAATATCGTCAATGACCACAGCGCCGGTAAAGCGGTCAAGGCCAGGTAAACCAGCGTCATGCCCAGTAATGCCCCCCTGACTGCCGAATGCAGCAACTGTACCGCCGCTTGTAGTCTGAAAAAAGTCCTTGGCCGAAGAGTCTCGTCTGATTTCAACACCAAATAGCTCCCGATAAATTGGCATCATCATCGTCTGCTTGATTGATGCTGTGTGCATTGTAGCTAATTCAAAAGAGTGTGATATATAAAGAAACTTGCAATCAGGATAATTTGCCATTGACCATGCAATGAATGACTTGCACATCTCTGATTTTCCCCATCCCGGAGGACATCCAATATAGAATCTTGTTCCCTTTCCATGAAATACGTTTGTAAGCTCCCTTGCAAATGTAATGTAGTGCGATTCATTTCCATCAGGCTGCGATATCATGAACTCGCGACCAGTACGCTTCTCAAACATTACACGATGGAACCACAGGAAATCATCCAGCAGATTAATAGCGAGTAACTTGTTTTCTTCTATTTCCTGGGTCTGCATTTTTCATTACCAATTTTTGCCAGTGAATTACATCCATTGCAAGTTGCAACAAGACCAAGTGGTGATAATAATGCATCATAAAAAATATAATCATGTGATTTACAATATGGACATGTAAATAAATACCGAACATTATAGTCTATTTTTTCGGTCTGCATTTTTCAGCAATCTTTCTTGTTGTCTCAAGGTCTTCCCGTTTTGAACGTTCATCAACATGGCGTATCTGTGTTTTCTCCATGTATCCGCCTTTTGTCTTCAGATAAAATATTATTGATGGTACGCTGCCTGATTCTGCTTTCTTTATAAGTAAATTTGCATAATGTGCTATGCCTTTGGCTTTTCCTCTTTTATACGCGTCACTTAAGGCACTGTTTTGTTTTCTTTTTTCCCAGAAAGTTTTTCTGTGAATACCCAACGCATCCGCTATTTGCACAGGTCTTAATCCAAGTGATGCGTACGATTCAACTTGCTGAATGCGTTCTGGTGTTACTTCCCATTCAACTGCCATTGTTCATCTCTTTCTCATAAAATTGATGATTGCATATTGGACATTGTAACAGTTTTTCAGGTTTTGCATTGTCTGTAACTTCAGTCAATTTAACTTCTGGTATTTTCAATGGTTCCATATTAAATGGCTTGAAATCAAAATCCGGCAATTTCTGCAATTCAATATTCAGCGCTACAAGATCAGTTTTACCTTGCGCTGCAATTTCATTGTCTAAAATCCTGTAGGCATTGATTTGTTCTTCGGTAAGTTCATGCGCACTCTCGCACGGAATCTGCGCAAGACCAAGGGTAGCTGCTGCTTCATAGCGGGCATGACCAGCAACGATGGTGTTATTCTTGTCGATAACGATTGGCTGACGAAAACCGAATTGCTGAATCGAATGCATGATAGCTTCAAGTTGCCTGATAGGATGCTGTTTCGGGTTATTTTCATAAGGCCTCACTTCATGCAATGGCATCATCCGAATATTCATTTGTCCTTTCCCGGTAGTAGATTATCAAACAATCTGTCTATCATAAATTTGACTGTTTCCCTTGTTTTTTTGGGATTATTTATCATTGTTCCTTCGAATGCGGTATAGGTGCATACTTTATCTATACACATGGTTAACGCAAATACAGGATGACCGTTTTCTGTTTGCAACCATTCTGATTTTATTATGAGATCATTCATTTACTTTTTCCCAATCCATGATTTTATCCTGCAAAATATACATGGTTTCTTGTTCAGCACTTTCTCGTTGTATTCAGCTTCAATGTCCTTTATTCCCTCAAGGTGTTGACATATCATTGTCAATGATCTATCCATGCTTTGCATCAGTGCATAATCTGGATTCATTTCGCAGCCTTCCACGCATCATCAAACATCTGGTCTGCCTGTTCATCGCTTATGTTATCGCCAAGTGCCTTTATGTTTGTTATTGCAGCCTTGTATTCCTGTGATTCCTTGTCTATGACAGGTTCTTTTTCAACATATATCTTGCCTCTTCCTTCACATTCATCGCATTCAGTGTACATCATTCCGCCACCCATTACCTTTCCTGAGCCATTGCAGCTACTGCATCTTTTCTTGATCATAAATTAACCATCCTTGTATTTGCTTAAATATTATCCTTTTTTGTTTTATCTGGCAACTCATTGCTTTTTCAGCCATTCCCCATGGGTTGACTCAAGTTTTGACAGCTTTGCATAAAGATCTGGATCATTCTTCATCAGTGCTGCCACATCATGAGGATCACAGGCATTTGCGCCAACAAGACTTGCAAAAAGGCCGATGATTGTGCCTGTTGCGGGAGAACCAAGGAGGGTACTTACTACTGGGGCTGCCTTTTGAATGATGGGTATAACGTCACAAAATACATGATGAAAATTGTCATAGTCCATTTTTATGGATTCCGTGAATGATAGAGGTTTAATGATGGCAAAAAAAAGCCCCCGAAGATAGAGGGGGCGATTCTTGTTGCTTGCTATGAAAGGAAACAAGACATCACAAAACTGAAAAAGAAGTCATGCGTTTTCGTTCACAAGGCTTAAAAAGGGAGTATGAGGCCATGACATGTACGTTTCGATAACCCTGATTGCCTCATCAAGTCCAAAACACATAACTGCATAGTAATGCTCCGTCGCCAGTCGTGTCAACCATTCGCGCTGTGCCTTCCACGTGGGAGTATTCATCTGTGAGGGTGAATATGTACATTTTTTTTTCAATTCAATGAACAACGAAAAATAGCCTCCTCTGGCCTCGTACAACGCGATATCGGGAAACCCCTTACTCACGCCCATTTTTTTAAGGATCGCGCCACTACGAGCGTCACAGCGCCTCTCAAGGGCATGATGAACCAAAGGTATGTCTTTCAGTCTGGCCCATTCCATTAATGCCATTAAATCCTGCTGCTCGCTTGCCAGACATCTTTTGACCATTCCTGGCCTCCAAATGTTCCATGAAGAACAATCAGTACCGCGTATCGGGCCATGCCTTTCTGTCAATTTCCCGTCTCAGCCGCTTTATCATCACATGGTATGGCCGCTCCCGTCTTTTCTCCTGATTCAGCAATTTTAGTAGCTGGTGAATATTCAGCCTCGATATGTCCTGGGGGGGCGGTATGATCTGCGTTTCCATGGTTAAACATTTCCTTTATGTCATCAATTGAATATCTTGCAATTTCCCTGAGCATTTCCAGTTCAGTTTTATCACAGTAAAACTTTCTTGCAATAACTTTAAGTTCTGTAAATTTCTGGGCGACTTCCTTGAAACAGTCACCCCATGGTTTAGTGCCGTGGTATAAAGTCCGCAGCCTTTCGCAGACTGCCGCTCCTAGGTTGATTTCTGGTAGTTTCGCATCCATGCGATAGCTCCTTCATGTTTTCAGGTAATGCAATGGTCTTGTCCCTGTATTCTTTTAATGCTTGCTGATATGCCTTTCTGAACCTTTTTTGTGATTGTTCGACAGAATCTCTGCGAAAATCCCAGCCTTCCTGTCTAACTAGTTCACAAGAACGTTTTTCAATCTGATGATGCAATGGTTCTGGTTCGCAATTATGAAAGCCGCTGGTCTGAATATGCCGTTGTACAGCCTTGTAAGCTTCTTCCATGGTAGGGATGCCTGAATTTTCTTCACAAATTTTTCTGAACTCTGCGGGCGTAGGAGGCCATTTGAGATAAGACTGGCAATATGACAAGGCATCTTTTATTGATGATGGATCAATTCCATCAAGCGCCTCAGACCAAACTTCTGTCCACGCCAAAATAAAATCATCTGGTTTTCCATGCCCATCAAAATTTTTACCCCAGATGAGACGAAATCTCATAAATAAGGCTTGTGCGTATTTCAGAGGAAAGTTGCTCATGATTTATCTTCCTGTCCGTCAAGGCCAAAAAGCCTTTTCCCTTGGCTGTATGAATCCTCCTTTTTATTTTCCCCATGATGTTCAACCAATTCGTCAATCCAGCGTTTGTTGTACAAATAAGTTTTTGCCATAAGAATATATTTCTTGGGATTATTAGCCCATCCCTTTGCCAGACGCTTTTTCACATTATCAATAATGATTCCAGCTATGGATTCAAGATTATTGCTTTTCCATATCTTGAAAGCTTCCTGCTTGCCTTCCTTTCTTGGATATATAAACCAGAATTGATCAAAAAGTGTGTATTCGGTAACTCGTCCATCGACAGATGGACATATGCTCTTATTCTTTTGTTTTACATCTGTTGTTTTTATCTGGTAAAGCTCGGCCCTTTTGGGCTTATGCTCGGCCCTTTTGGGCTTATCAGTATTTTCAACAACTTGGGATGATAACACTTCAGGCAGCAAAAGTTTAAGTGCTTGATCAGTAAGGGAAAACCAGCTAGTCCGATCACCTTTTCTTTTATTGTGATTTGCCTTTAATAGCAAACCCGACTTGATCGAATTCCTGATAATTGTTTTTACCTGTTTTTGAGTCCAGTAAGGAAAAATGACTGTCCAGGCTTCAAGAGTGTTATAAGTCCAGTAACGTTCATTATAAAAATGTTTATTATTGGCAATATTCTTTTTTATCCAATGAGCAATATTGTTTAAGAAAATTGCAACATTGACGCCGTAACTTTCGGCTATTGAAACATCGAAAAGATGATGCATTTTACTTTTCTCCAATCTGCGGGCTTGACCTGTGGATGCACACCCGTATAATTGGAGTTGCGCATCGGGTAAGGGAAACCCAGTTTTAGGGGCCGGTAACTTTAGCGAGCTACCGGCTTTCGCTTTTCTGGCATCAGCCAGACCTCACACTATACCCCTTCGATTATGTTCTTGCCATATCCAGACTTATCCACAGATTTTGTGAATATCTTGTTGACATTATTCATTTTCTATATAATACTATAAAAAATCAATTATATAATAACAGGATGCGCGACATGGAAACAAAAAGACAGGTTAACCTTTATTTACACAAGTATTTGGCTACTTTTATCAAAAAACAGTCGGCAATAGAAAACCGTTCAATGTCTGATCTTGTTGAAGAACTGGTCGAAAAATATCAGAAAAAAGTGGAAAAAAAACTTGACTATAATTAATTTTCTTATATAATTATATAAAGTAACAAGGGGTGTTTAAGCACCCCTGCTACTTAACGTTTTAATGTGGAAAACGTTTGTCATAACTTGGGAGTAAATGACATGAGTACTTTAGCGCACAAAATAGTTTCAATGCAATCACCAATGGAAGGTGAACATAAAGTGAACAAGGATGAACTTGACAGATATGTCCGGTCTGTAATCAATTCCTATGCAACCTACCAGAATGGCGGCCTGTTTCTTTTCGCCGATGATCTTCCGCGCGAGGAGCAAATTATTTTTCTTTCACGTCTCTGCAATGCAGCCGATTACGCGTGGTACATGCGATCTGAAACCAGACTCACTGCTGCCCTGAATGAATATCAGCCACAGATGCAGCTCTTGCTGGTTGAGGCGCTACCGTCTGTCTGGGCTGATGTACAGGATGAAATTGATGACTGGAAGCAAAGGAAATTTTACGGGACAGATTCATTTGCTGAATGCATTGAAACTTTGCCACAGGAACCGTCAGGAAGATGTCATACATGGAGGATAAATTGATGAGAACCATATATGGAATCCATGGGAATGACAATATTACATTTCTCACACTGGAAGCAGCCGAGGAATGGCTGATGAATGAATATCCGGAATTTTGCTGGACAAAAGATATTGCATACGATTTTTGTGAACAGATGATATGGGAGGAAGCTGTATGAAGGACTATATAACGCCATCAAAAAGACTCGAAGGCTATAAAAGGGAATATGACTATCTGTTTATTCTGCTAGTCGCATTTCTGGTTGTTGGCTGTCTTTTTTGTATTTATCTATAAGGGGAATTTAAATGTCAGTAGCAAACAATGATCCCAGCTTAAATTCAGTAAATATAAACGGCTTCATCATGGATGTTAATACTTACGAACTTATGAAGGGAACTTTGTACCCTAATGCAAAGGATTCATCAATCGTCATGGTCATGCGATATTGCATTGCCAGAAAGCTTGATCCCATTAAAAAGCCTGTTCACATTGTTCCAATGAATGTCAAGACCGGCAAAAAGGATATCAAGGGGAAAGATATATATGAAATGCGCGATACCGTCATGCCTGGTATCGGCCTCTATCGTATTGATGCTGACAGGACAGGTGAATATGCGGGAATGTCTGAGCCTGAATTTGGTGATGAAGTAACAGAAACAATCGGCAAGGTTACAGTAACATATCCAAAATGGTGCAAGATTACAGTTTACCGTCGGTTGCCAACGGGCGAAATAGTTTCATTTCCTGCAAAGGAGTTCTGGAAGGAAAATTATGCAAGAAACAAGTGGACAGGGGAACCAACCGATGTATGGCAGACCAGATCTTATGGGCAACTTGCAAAATGTACTGAAGCACAGGCACTCCGCAAGGGATTTCCTGAAGCGGTTGGCAATGAATACACAAAGGAAGAAATGGAAGGAAAAGGTATCGGTTTTGAGAATGCCAGCAATTCAGGTCATGTGACATTGCCAGCAAATAATATTGATCCTTCTCTTGCCATTGAACAAAAACCTGATATAAATGTCAGTGTTGATGACATGGTGCTTGAGATGAGTCAGGCAGCAACACTTGACGAATTACAGGAAATTTACACGAAGCATTACAAGTCTTGCGCTCAGGCTCGTGACATGGATGCAATGAAACAGGTCATAGCAGCAAAGGACAAGGTGAAACATGAAATGCAGCGCAATGTACTTGATGAGGATGCAAAAGAATTTGTAGAGGAAATGGACAAGGAGTAATACGTGGAAAAATGTGAATTACCTTCAGATACAAATGCAGAGAAAGCATTGCTTGGCGCAGTATTGCTAAGCATGAAAGATTTTTATCATGTCAATCAGATACTTTTGCCAGATGATTTCTTTGACAAGGGTCACAAGCTTATTTTTGAGGCCATAATTGATCTCTGGATTAATGAAAAACCTGTTGATGTAATTATGGTTCTTGACAAGCTGAGAGAAATTAATGGCAGCGATTTTGATGAAATAATTTTACTGGAAATGATAAATTCAACTCCTTCGGCTTCAAATGTTATTGAATATGCATGCATTATACAGGAAAAGGCTAAACTTCGTTCATTAATACAAATAGCAAATAGTGTCATGGAAAAATGCAAAAAATATGAACCAATCAAAACTATTCTTGATTATGCAGATAATGAATTAAAACAACTGGATCAAAGATATAAATACAAGGATGAATAATGCCACTTTTAAATGTTGAGAATGCACAGATCAAGACGGCTTCTGTTGAAATAAAAACATTAACGGTAAGTGGTAAACAGGTCACACTTTCTGTTTTTAGACAAATCATTCAAGAAGATTTGTTTGATACAAGAAATTTAAAACTTAATGGGGTTCCATGGGGAATTGTTAATTATTTCTGGAAGGAAGATAATCAGGATTTCAAGATTCATGTTGTATGGCAAAAAGGGAAAGAATTAAGAAGAAGTTTAATATTTAAAAATCCCTGCCATAGGTATCATTATTTATGTACGACTGGATATAGTGAAATAAAGGAAATATGTGATGATTTGAAAGAAGATATACTTTATTTGAAGGATAAAAATAATAGTAATGTTTTCATGGATGCCATTGATAAATGCGATCAAATAAAACCACTGCAATCTTTTATAGAAAGAAGAATTTATGATATTGATAATATAAAAAATGGCAGATCCAGTCTTAATCTGGAAGAGTATGAATTATATAAAAAGAGGGCAGAAATAAAAATGGACTCATTACAACAAAAATTAAATGAACTTATGGAATCTTATAATGAGGCAGAAAAAGAAAGAATAAATTATATTAGTGAATATAATAAACTAATGGTTCCACTTCTTGAGTTGCCACATTTGTTTATTGCCGTATAAAAGGATAACCCGTGGACGAAAAAGAAATACAGGATTTTCTTGACCATCTCCTTGCAATGGATTCAGATGACATAAAAAAACTTGTGTATATGATTCCATTTCCTTCGGCAATTACATTAAATGCCATTATAGCAGCCAGTGTTGCTGATCGAATGTATGAAATGCACGTAAATGCTGAAAAGGCAGGAATGAACTAATGAATGAATGGATAAGTGTGAAAGATAGATTGCCAGAACCTGATAACTGGATTTTACATGCTGTTTTAGTTAATGACAGTAAATTATTCAGGCATCAAATTGCATATTATTCCATCTCACTAAAATGGATTCTGGAATCAGACAAGACTGTTTTAAAAGTTACTCACTGGTTTCCACTTCCGGATGTTCAAAGTATAATCTACTCATAATGACTGTTATGGATGGGTTGAATTAAAGAGTATTGATCTGTTTTTGAACGGTAACTTATGTAACATAACATGATATGTAATCTGGAATTAAAAACATGAATGAATGCTGCAAGAAAACCTACAAGGATGCTGTAAAACAGGTACTGACTACAATTGAAACACATAATGTGACAAAGATTAAGCATCTTGTTGCCATACTGAATTTTGTCCTGGAAAGAATAGACGATCATGAAAAGGAATATAAAAGTGTATAAGGAAATGGATGATGAAGGGGACTTTTTCATTTTCGATAAATTTCAAATAAAATTACATGATTCCAGCGGGGATAATTTTTATAGAATACGATACATGCGTGATGAATATGGTAAAATGCGCCTGTTCATTCAGCATAATAATGGGGAGGGTGCTACCTTTAATCCTGATTTTATCTATAATCTCCTTGATGCGCATCTTAATCTTTCACAGGATGTAAAATGACACTCAAGGAAGCGTTTAAATCACTGGATGAGACAGAACTGGTAAAAAGAGCCGGAAGGCCTGAAATTGGTTCATATCAGATAAAATGGTTAAAACAGCTTCTGGAATGGCGTGACCGTCGTGAAAAGATCCTGGGATCAGTGATGAAGAAATTTATAGCTGAAGACGCCCTTGCATCAGACTGGGAACTCACAAAGGAATATCATTTTCTGGGGATACCTGATTTCAGAAAAGTGGAAAATATTGAGGAACAAAAGTGAAAATAATGCCAGTATTTGTTGTACTGATATTTTGCTGCATCGTGCTTTTAATGGTTGCACTCGGCATAGTTTTTGATGCACTGGTCATAAGACCAATACTGCAACTATTTGGTCATGATGATGACGGAATAAAAACCAGCAGGGACTGGTAAAAAAAGGGGCATGAAGATTGCCCCGACTTGGGAGGATCATTTTTTTTCATATAATAAATAATATATTATTCTCCACGTTGCGAGTGATACCACGGTAAATGCATATGGCATTGCATCTCGCATCACTGAGAAATGATGAAGATCAAATTTTCCATCAAGGACTGTAGGCAGCATCAGTTTGCCCACACAAAATTGTGATCATGGTCCCTGTAATGCTTTCCAGTTGCATCAACACGAACATCAATCTCATCTCCCATTGTGTATTGTCCATAAGGATAAAGACGGGGCTGATGAAGGGCAAATTGCTGTTTCCATATTGTGTGTGGAGCAACAGAATAAACAAATTCTCCCTGATCGCAGACTGGCGGATCACCCTGCGTACAATGCCTGTAAACAATACTTATGGACTGTGCATTATCGCTGATATTATTTGCCTCAACCCAATAATCCCCAGTTGTTGTGATTACATGATCGCGTTCTCCAGTGGTGGGATATGATTTTGCCAGGACATGTACATCAACAGGATAACTTCCACAAGGTTCAGAAAGTGCAGAAAGTGGTACAAATGCAACAAGTGATGCAACAATTAATCTTTTCATGATTCATTCCTTTATTTGAGAGCGAATCATATTTGTGTGTATTATGCGTGTCAATGATTTTTATCACGAAAATAGGCTGCAAGAATCAGGGTTGCCAATGGCGGAAAACTTACAGTAATGATATCAAGAAGCTTTGCACCTTCCACTGGGCGCAACAGATAGGCAATTACGGTGAAAATATAAAGCAATGAAAGACCAAAAAGGATTTGTTTTGCAGCATGGAACTTTTCACGCTCTGAAATCTTTCCTATTGTGCCAGGGAATTCAAGGGTATTCGGATTTACCAGTGGTTTATTGTCAAGCCCCTCAAGAATGCTTTGTCCCATTTCCAGCTTGGCAACTGATTTTTGTTTCATGGGTTCCCTTCCTTGCGATCAATTCCCATTCGCCATTGCTACTGTCAATTGATGCCGCAATCCCTATCAGCTTTAGCCCCAATCCGAATATGTCAGCCTCTGATTTTAAATTGTAGTAGTTCATTAAATCCTGTACGGTCTTGTTTGCCTCATTATCTATATTAAGCGTTATTTCTGGCATATGAAACCTTTATTAACATTTTCTTAACAGGCGCAATCATGATGATGTGAGGATGATCAGTCACAACTGCGCCTTTTCGCCTAGTAGGAATGATGTTTTTTGGCTTTCTTGTGATGTTCTTTTTTGGGATGATGCTCTTTCTTGTGATGCTCTTTTTTCATGGCATGATGATGGGCTTTTTCAAGTGCGTGCATCGCCTTTTCATGATGGTGTGCCATTTTCTCAAGATGATGATGTACTTTTGCATGATGTGGTGAATGATGCT